TCCATGCCAAAGATGATTTAGCGCTGCGTTGGGCTGCAGAATATGGTCGCCTAGATGTCGTTAAAGTCCTCATCAAAAACGGCGCTAATGTCCACGCCAAGAATGATGAGGCTTTGCGTTGGGCTGCACAAAATGGCCATCCAAAGGTCGTCAATTATCTTAAATCAGCCGCTTGACAATATATTAAAATTTTGCTAGACTGTATTGAACGATAGGATAAAACTATGACTCCAATTGAGCTAAATAATATACTACTTAAATTCTCTCAATTTGGTCAGTTATCTGTTGTCAAAGAGGCCATTAGACAGGGAGCTAATGTCCATGCCAAAGATGATTTAGCTCTGTGTTGGGCTGCAGAATATGGCCATCTAGATATCGTTAAATTCCTTCTCAAAAACGGGGCTGATATCCATGCTTGTGATGATTTAGCTTTGCGTTGGGCTGCAAGATATGGCCATCAAGATATTGTTAATTATCTTAAATTAGCCGCTTGACATTGCATTAAAATTTTGCTAAACTGTATCTAAGTAGTGAGATAAAAAATATAGCTTAATTATCTGCTTTGCGGTATAATTATTTAAATATTATTAATTATTCAAAAGGCTAAATTAATATGAAAAAAAGCGAAATGGTAAGTAGAATAAAAAAATATTTTTACAACAACTCCATACATATGTGCGATACGACAATAAAAGAATTCATTGTTTTTCTTGAAGGGCAGGGTATGCTTCCTCCTAAAACTAAAATAGACACTATTATTAAGGGTGCTTCTGTCGCAGGTATGCATGTCAGTTACGACTATGATACGTTTAAAAATGTATGGGATAAAGAATAGTGAAAATTTTTTTTTACTTAATGTTATTATTAGGTTCCTTACCCGTTAAGGCAAATGTTGCAGTTAAATTAGGTTCGGGGATATTTCAATCTAATAAAAATGTAGCAGTTTATTCTTTATCTTATCGACACTATACTACTCCGTTCTTTTTTCAAAATGCTGAAGTGGGTTACTGGGTAGACAATAAGAAGAATTCAAAAAATTCTTATTATGAACAATATTCGTTAGGATTAAGAAAACGGATTTCTAGCTATTGGGTAGAGGGTCAAATGGGAGGTTCTATTGTTACTGGAGTAGATCAATATCTTTCGAGCGCTTTTGAATTTACAGAAGAAATATCTCTAGGCTATAAAAATATAGGAATCTCTATGAGACATTACAGTAATGCTGGATTAAGCAGCCCTAATAAGGGACGCAATTTTATTTTAATGGAATATTATTTAGATTTTTAATGCTTAACGTATTGTTGATAAGTCATGCATGTTTTTATTTGTCTAATATAAACAAAAACATGTGTAAGAAAACACTAGAAGCTACGAGTATACAACTAAAATCAAAAGATTTTTTAGATAAAACCGATAATTATATTAAAAATAATAGTAAAAAAATACTTTTAAACGGCTTCAGTAAGAATTTTTTATTTATTAGTGGTGTTATAGTTAACAGCATACAGAATAAAAACTTTAATTATAAGATTTTAAAAAATAACGGATTAAGACCCTCGCTATCTGTAAATTTAAATAGAAATATACAGTCGGTCTATTTTAATTGGAATTTTTAAGGTCAAATCTTTCTGATAACAGATAGACTATTTAAAAAAATGATTGCATGTCGTGGTAACTATGGTATATTAATAGGGTAAATTAAACAAAATAAGGAGCAATAAATATGGCAACTACTAGAAACACGCCCCCCCGTAATGCAGGCAAGCCCTTTAGTGAAAGGGCTGTTAATTTTATTCTACGCAATGCTGGAGAGATGAGTGCCTCTGCTATGGCAGGTAGGCTAGGACGTACTGTAAAGTCGGTACGAAGCAAGGCAGAACGTCTAGGGGTACCTCTATCGCTTGAGTGAATTATATAAGGGGCTTCGGCCCCTTATATTTTTAAAAAACCTTAAGGTTTGACCTTTAAATATAGATTTTAAAGTCTACACTAGGGATAATAGAAGGCCGACATTCGTGCCGATCGTGGTTATACCCTATGGTAGGCTGTAAAAAATATGCAGATACCCTCATTTTTTAGTGAAAAACGGAGCCAATATGCAATTTATTCCAGGTGATAAGATTATTTATACAAATAAAAGTTCTACATATAACGGTATAAAAGAGTTTACCGCTGTTATTTTAAGAGGGAACCCGAATACTTATATGTATACGATTGAATTTGATAATAAAAATCTCATTCCGCCCACTATGCAAGTGCACGAACATACATTGCGTATTAACAATATTATTCATAAAGCAATTCGTTCTGCTACGCCTATAAATAATATAACCCTTGAGAAGTCCCTAGATAAAAAAACATCGGATATAGATACCAACAAATATTGTCCTAAATGTAAAAATGAGTGGACTATTACAGACAGTATCTATAATCAATATTATGATTGTTTAAAATGTTCTATTAAAAGAGAAGACATTTTGAAACCATAATGAGGCTTAACATTATCAACAAAACTGGAAAGAATATCAAAATTATATTGATAGAGTAATCAAAGGAGATGCATAGTTACCAATAAAAACTGGATTAAAGCAAAAGAAATACATTTAGAAAAATATTTAAATTCTTTAACGTATAGTTCTCCTGTAAGCTTTTTGTTAAAATTAAAAATTATACATCCTAATGTTTTTAAAAATATAAAAAATAGTAGTTGCTTATTAAATCAATACATAAAGCTAAGGAATGAAGGCTTCAACAAATAAAGGAATTCTTATGTCGGTAGAAAATCACAAACCCTTAATATGGATTAATTCTTTTAAGGAAGAGGCTGTAAGAGACACTTTAAAACAAATAGATAAAATAGAATCGGATTACCCGGCCAGTCAGCCTATTGTGGTTCATATCGATTCTTATGGTGGTGCAGTACACGGTCTAGCTACTCTTTATGATAGAATTAAAAATCTAAATAGAGTTGTAGTTACCTATACATCATCTAAGGCGATGAGTGCAGGTGCTATTTTATTGGCTTCTGCAGGTACTCCGGGTTATAGATATGCCTCTCCACAAGCAGATATTATGATTCATGAAATTCAAGCGGCAGCGTTTGGAGACATAAAAGATATAGAAAATAATGTAAAATATTTACGTGCAATAAATAAAAAATGGATGCATATTTTGGCTAAATCTATGGGATTGAAGGGGGCTTCTGATATTAGAAGGCTCATTAAAGAAAAAGTTATCGGGCATGAAATATATTTAAGTGCCAATCAAGCTAAAAAACTTAATATAATTGATGAAATATGTAGTATAAAAATGGTTCCATTTTATGGATGGGATGTTGTTGTAAACAAATAAATATGTCAACCCCAAACCAATCAACAAAAAAGAAAACGATCTTTACTAAGCCTCAAGAAGATGTTTTAGTTAAACATATAGATAAATTAAGACAAGAATTGTATTCTGAAGTCAACAAGCTACAGGCTCAGTTAGACTTACTAGCGGATTATGTAGATAGTTTAGCTGAAGATTTGCTAGATCAACCAAAGAAAGAGTCGTTTTTTCAAAAAATGTTTGGTAAACAATAGGATAAAACTATGACTCAAACTGAACTAAACGATATACTAATTAAATTCTCTGAATTTGGCCAACTGTCTGCCGTCAAAGAGGCTATTAGACAGGGAGCTGATATCCATGCTGTCAATGATTTAGCTTTGCAATTGGCTGCAAGATATGGCCGCCTAAATGTCCTTAAACTCCTTATCGAAAATGGAGCTGATATCCATGCTTGTGATGATTTAGCTCTGTGCGTGGCTGCAAAATATGGCCATCTAGATGTCGTTGTAGTCCTTGTTGAAAACGGCGCTGATATCCACGCTGTCAATGATTTAGCTTTGCAATTGGCTGCAAGATATGGCCGTCTAAAAGTCGTTAAAGTCCTTGTTGAAAACGGAGCCGATATCCATGCTTGTGATGATTTAGCTCTGCGCGTGGCTGCAAAATATGGCCATCTAGAGGTCGTTGTAGTCCTTGTTGAAAACGGCGCTGATATCCACGCTGGTGGTGATTATGCTTTGTGTTGGGCTGCACACAATGGCCGTCTAAATATCGTTAAAATTCTCATCAAAAATAGAGCCGATATCCATGCTGATGATGATGGTGCGCTGCAATGGGCTGCACAAAATGGCCATCTAAGGGTTGCTAAATTTCTTGTCGAAAACGGAGCCAATATCCATGCTCATAATGATTATGCACTACGTTTGGCGGCAGCAAATGACCATCTAGATGTCATTAAGGTTCTTGTAAAAAACGGTGCCAATATTCATGCTAAAGATGATTTAGCCCTGCATTGGGCTGCAGAATTCGGCCATCAAGATATTGTTGATTATCTTAAATTAGCCGCTTGACATTACCCCTTATTTTTGCTATTCTGTATTTAGAAAGTGAGATAAAATTATGAACCAAACTGAACTAAACGATATACTAATTGAATTTTCTCGACTTGGACAATTATCTGCCGTAAAAGAAGCCATTAAAAAAGGCGCTAATGTCCACGCTGATAATGATTATGCTCTATGTTTGGCTGCATATCATGGCCATCTAGATGTCATTAAATTTCTTGTTGAAAACGGAGCCGATATTCATGCCGAAAATGATTTAGCTTTGCAATGGGCTGCACAATATGGCCGTCTAGATGTCATTAAGGTTCTTATCGAAAATGGAGCTGATATTCATGCCGAAGATGATTATGCTTTGCGTTTGGCTGCAGAATATGGCCATTCAAATGTTGTTAAAATCCTTGTTGAAAACGGCGCTTATGTTCATACTTATAATGATGCTGCCCTACGTTGGGCTGCAGCGGGTGGCCATCTGGATATCGTTAAATTTCTTGTCGAAAATGACGCCAATATCCATGCTGAAGATGATTTAGCTTTGCAATTGGCTGCAAGATATGGCCGTCTAAAAGTCGTTAAATTTCTTGTAAAAAATGACGCCAATATCCATGCTGATAATGATTATGCTTTATGTTTAGCTGCAGAATATGGCCAATTAAATGTCGTCAAATTCCTTCTCAAAAGTGGAGCCAATATTCATGCTAGGGATGATTTAGCTCTGTGTTGGGCGGCAGAAAAAGGCCATCAAGATGTTGTCAATTATCTTAAATCAGCCGCTTGACATAAATAACATTTTGAGGTATATATATAAATAGGCCCTTAGCTTAATTGGTAAAAGCACCCGTCTTATAAACGGGAGATCGTGGGTTCAAGTCCCACAGGGCCTACCATTTAAAGGATAGCATATGGAAAACAAAAAAGTATTAAACATTGATAAGTGTATGATATGTGGTGAAAAATCTGCAGTAGCATGTCATGGAATAATTAATAATGAAGTTTACAACGAATATTATTGTGATAAACACTATAATATGACGAAAAAAAAGAAAAAAAAGGATAACAAATGAATCCGCTGCTAACTCTTCTTGTAGGCCCACCAGGGTCTGGAAAAACTACTTGGGCTAAAGATTATTTAAAAACCCACAATAACAGAAATGATTTAGTCTATATTAATCAGGATATTCAGGGATCAGAATTACATTTAGAAAAATTCAAGGATGCTTTATCAAAAAAATACGACATTGTTGTTGATAGAATGAACTTTTCTAAAAAACAACGCAATAGATATATTAACCCTGCTAGACAAAAAAAATATGAAATTCGTATAGTTGTATTCCACACTCCTTACGAAGTATGTTTAGATAGAGTGATTAATAGAAAAAACCACCCTAGTATAAAGGATAAAGAGACAGCGATTAAAGCAATTGATCACTTTTTTTATTATTATTGGAGGGTAGAAGATCAAGAAGCTGATGAGGTGATTAGACTAGGATGGGCCGGTAAAGACACAGAACAGATTATTGTTTGTGATATTGACGGTACTATTGCCAATACCGATCATCGTCTTAAATATATAAAGCCAAACAAGACCGATTGGGATTTATTCTTTAAAGATATGGACAAAGACCCGGTTAACTATTGGTGTAAAGAGTTGTTGACAAGTATATCAGAAAGACATAGGGTAGTATTTGTTACGGCTAGACCTGCAGATTATCGGGATGTAACGTTAAAATGGTTAAGTCAAAACGGTTTAATGTTTGCAGGGTCACGTTTATTTACTAGAATGCGTATGGACTATAGAAAAGACAGTATTGTGAAAGAAATAATTTTAGAGTTTGAATTAAAAACGAGATATGATATACTATTCATAGTTGACGATAGAACTCAAGTTGTAAATATGTGGAGATCGCATGGTTATAACGTTTTACAATGTGCCGATGGAGGTTTTTAATGTCTAAGAAGATTATTTCTATTTTAATTCTATTGGGTTTGTATACTACTAGTTGTGGTCCCTACAAAGTTCAGGTAGAAGGGCCTACTAATCCTATAGAAGTAAATCTAGGCATTAACCTAGATACCCTTACTCAGTTTTTTTATGATTTGTGTAAATCTACGATGTCTGTTAATACTTCAGAGGATACACTGAATGCGTGTGCTAATGGCGCTGTAAATAATTTTTTATCCAAATTTAATCTACAAATAAAGTAATGAATTTAAAAAAACTAAACAATTTAGTTAAGAGTGGTTTTTTAAGTAAATCACAAAGTGAAGATTTAATATTGTATAATTATACAAAAAAGTGTGTCTATTCTAAGCATTGGGATAAATATACTATTAACTCTCGTGGAAATGTATACGACCTTAATGGGAAGCTAATAGCTAAATCCTTTCCAAAGTTTTTTAATTTTTCTGAATTAAGCACTTCTAAGGCACGCCTCTTAATGAAGAAAAAGAACTTTGAAGTATTGGAAAAGGTAGATGGTTCATTAGGTATAATTTTTAATTATAACAATAAATGGAAGGTAAATACAAGAGGTAGCTTTAATTCAGACCAGACTATAGAAGGACAGAAAATATTAAAACAATATGATTTATCTCAGATTGACAAAAAGTATACAATTTTAGTAGAAATTATATATCCTGAAAATAGGATAGTTATAGATTACGGGAAAGAAAGAAGATTAGTATTATTAACTGCATATGATGTAACTACAAAAAAAGAAGTGGATAGTACAACTTTATTAAATATTCATAGTAAAACTAAAATTCCCGTTCCTAAGAAATTTAAATTTAAAACCATAGAAGAGGTGATGAATTATCAAAAAAACTTGTCTTTTAAGGAGGAGGGCGTGGTAGTTAGGTTTGAAGATGGATATAGGGTTAAGTTTAAATCCGAAGAATATTTAAAAATAGCCTCTTTATTGGCCCATTTAACTCCATTAGATTTTTGGAAACAAATGAAGAACGGTAAGATTCCTATCGAAATAATTATTAAAACGCCTGAAGAATTTAGGGAAAGGGCAGAAAATATATCTTGTGCTTTAGAGAGACAATATAGAAATCTTTATAAGGAAATAACTACAGAATATAATTCTATTATAAGTAAATTCTCAAAATCCGAAAATATAAAGAAGAATATAGCATTGCACGCTGATAAAGTTAGGCATCTTCCAGCTATGTTTTCTGTTTTTGATAACAATATGGAGCGGTTAGATCATTATATAACGAAACGTATTAGACCCACCAATAATCAATTTACCAAAATATAGTATGGTATATAATAAATATGGAAGATGTTGAAAATAAAAATCTAGATCCTCATACTGAATTTGAAACAAAATATAGAGTAAACGGCGATATAGAACAGCCGTTTAAATTTCTAATTATGTCCTTAGAAGAAAAATTAGGTAAATGGGAATTTACATATGCGGAAGGTCCGGATTATTATTATACCAAATCTGATCGGTCCTTTGGTAGATATAGAAAGGCCATTAATCAAAAAATGGCCTGGTGGACAATGAAGGAGAAGCCAGAGGGAGCCAGGCATAATATTAAACGAAAAGAAGTGAACTGGAGGGTGGATGTAACACCCTACAATACAATACACGAAGGTGCTGTAATGCAGGGATATTCTTTAAATTTTAAAATATATAAGGTATGTCATATTTATAAATTTAAAGAAGCTACTTTTGTATTTTATAGAGTGATTGATTCAGATACAAATAAACCCGATCATTTTATCGAAATAGAATTAGATGAAGAAACTATAGGTAGTTTAACTACAAGCGAAGCTTGGGAAAAAATAAAAAAATACGAACAACTACTGGAACCTCTAGGTATCACTTATAGAAACAGATTAAATAAATCATTATTTGAAATGTATAGAAGGGATATGTATGAATAAAAAGGATAGGGGATTAAGATTCGATCAAGGAAAAATAAGGGTTGATCTTTTATCCCCTATTTCCATGCAGGGGTGTGCTAGCGTGCTCACCTTTGGTGCTAATAAATATGAAGAACATAATTGGCGTAAGGGTATGAAGTGGAGTAGGGTAATAGGTAGTCTATTACGTCATACTTTTCTATTTATGGCCGGAGAGGATATTGACAAGGAGTCGGGGTTACCTCATGTAGATCATATTGGTTGCAATGCCATGTTTTTACAAGAATATTTTAGACTACATAAGAATTTAGACGATAGGTGGAAGGTAAAACAATAATAGGCCTATGAATAGACATAAATTAAATAAAATATTATTTAAATCTCCCCAATTCGGTCGATTAAGTTTTGTGGAAGAGGGCGTCTTTTGCTAGTGCGGATCTTCTCTCTGATCTTTCTTCTATTTTTTGCTTGACTCTATATTATTAATATGGTATTTTCTATATATCGTTGTAGTCCTTGTAAAAAACGGAACTAATATTTCTAATCGAAATAGTATAAAAATGAAAATAAAGATAAAAAAACTCAATGAAAACGCTAAAATACCTTATTATCAAATTGCAGGAGATGCTGGATTAGATTTAACCGCTACTTCTAAAAAATATAATATAACAACTGATAGTTATATATATGGAACGGGACTTTCTATAGAAATACCCAGGGGGTATGTGGGCTATTTATTTTCTAGAAGTTCTATTTATAAAAGGTCGCTATATTTATCTAATAGTGTAGGCGTAATTGATTCTAATTTTCGTAATGAAATTAAGGTAATATTTAAAAGGATTAGCTTTAAAGAACACGGATATGAAATTGGGGATAGAATAGCACAATTAATTATAATGCCGATTCCACATATAGAATTTGTTGAATCGGACACGCTATCTGACACTGAAAGAAGCGGCGGGTTTGGCAGTACGGGTAAATAATTAATTTTATTGCAATCTTATAATATATGGCATTATCTAAAAACGATAGAATATCTATTTCTAAAAAAATAATCGATATCCCTAAGCAAAATAAACAAGCCGATTTAACAATTGACAAATTGAATATAGAAAAACAAAAAGCACAACAAGAAGATGATGCTAATAAAAATTTAGCAGACCCCGTTACCGTTTTAATTAATTTATATCAAGCCGAATTAGAAAATTATACCGGTAACGGCCATACTCAACTAACCGAACAGTCCATATTGGATTCTGCAGATAAAAAATTTCAAAATGCGTTTTTCCCAAACGATTCTCAAACGGCCTTACCGGATATATCCGGAGGTATATGGAAATTTTTTCAAGCATTTAGTGGAGGTTTTGCTGTTGGCAAAAATTATTTACAAGCCTATTTGGGCGTTCAAAGTGAACAAAGTATAATTAACGATATTAATGCAAAGGTAGGGGTTGTCGAATCTTTTAGTGATGTAACCAGGAGTACTGGACAGAAATGTACTTCTGGGGTCTGTTCTTTACCTGCTTATGATAATTCTTCTGACTGTACGGCTAACGGCGGAACGTGGACCCCCGGAATAGATAACATTGTTACAGATATCGATATGCATACGGCTGGTACCGATTTAATTAATGCAATACAGTCTTGGGAAAATTTTATTAATGCTACTTATAGTAATATTCCAACCGCCGTCGAAGATTCTGACACCACTCGATCCACTGAAAACGATAGCTCTAGAGCTGATATAACCAATTCTCTTTCTATTATCAATACTTGGCAAGGTAGAAATGATTATGATACAACCCACGGTACTACTACATGTATAGCATTTAATAGTTTAGATGTAAGCACGCTTAATCCTACAAAATTTAGAGCCGCTGAACTACAAGCAATAAAGGATGAAATTGTAGCTAGACAAACATTTATATCCACTAGAATATCACAAATAGATGGTTATTTAGGTACTGTTAGTCAGAACTTCTCAACAGGCGAAATAGTATCTGCTAATGGTTTTTATGGTAAAAGATTCAGGGTATTGGAAAATAGATTAAATATTATAGGAGGATCGTTAAGCAAGCTTAGGGGATTTGAAAGGGGTCAGGACGCACAAACCCAAATTAAAAACGCAAATGCTAATACGTTAGCCTCATATACAGATTTTATTTTAGCTACAGCTTTTAGAGCACCCGCTACAGGGAATAAAATAGTCCATGTATTGGATTCGACTGGTTTTTCTGTATCTGATAATATATATATAGTAGCCAATGATCAGCCTGAAATTTCTACAATATCGTCTATAAACGGAAATACCATTACGTTATCGGATGTCGTTCCTAAAACATACAAGCAGGATTTAGGAGCAAGGCTATATAAGATTTTGTAAATCTTTTTTAGAAGAGGCTGATAATATATCCACTAAATGTAATATATTGTTTTCAATTTTTCTTATTTCCATAAAATATTTATTATCCGATATTTCTTTATTCAGGTGTTTTTTCTCTAGTTCCATATTTGTTGCTGAAATTTCACACTCTTTAGCATACTGTAACTCTAAACACTTAAGAATAGATTCGCTTAACTCTTTTGTTTTTAGTTCACTATAGCCTTCGGATTTTTCAAACTTTTCTATAATTAGTTTTGTTAAATAAACCAAATCCATTATCAATTATCTAAATATTTCAATGTGTTAAAACCAAACAGCTCGTTAATATAGTAATTATGATGAAACTTTATACAATAAAACGATAATACATAGGGGTTCATATAAGAAATAGGGCATCCGTCAGATAGTAATTTATGTGTTTTAAAAACGCCCAATTTAAATAAAAATCTATCAATCCAAGACATAATCATGTAATTATATGACGAATAAACATGTTCTCTATTTAATACACAATGCCCTAATTCATGAAAGATTAACTGCTCTCTAATCAATTTGGAGGTATTGGATTCCCACCATGTAGGGTCTATATCGATTTCTCTAAAAAAGAAAGATTTAACACACATTCCCACAATTGAACTTTTATTATATTTCTTAAACCCCATGGTAATTTTATATACATCATAGGGGCTTACGATACCCTTAGAATCTTTAATAAAATCATCGACATAGGGTTGTAATTGTAAAGCCACACCTTTGTGAATTGGATGCGTTCTGATGAGTTCTTTTTTAGATACACAAGAAGTCGATATACATATAAGCGATATTGTTAATATATAATTAAATATTTTTTTCATTTGATGCCGTCTACCTTATCGTTATAGGTTTTAGCCTTGGTTCGCTTAGAACAGTTGTCACAGCACCTATAATATCTAATTCCGACCCTGTTTTCAAAAATAATTAGTCTCAATACGCCCATATTACAGTTATAGCATTTCCAGGCTTCTTCTTTTTGTGCTTGGTCTTTAGTTGCCCGATCAATAGATTTTTTTTCTTTTTCTTCTAATTCTTGTTTAATGATAGTGTTTTTTAAATTATCATACTGATCTAGATCAATTCTATTAATAATTTTACGTAACTGTGCGATTTGTTTTTTTAATTTTTTATTTTCTTTTTTTAACTTCTGCTCTGTTGTAAACTCTTTATCGGTCTTCTTTACCGCCTTTGATAACCTTGAACGTGCGTAGTCTTTTCTCATGTATTTTCCTATTTTTGTAGTTTTTTTTAAGATTACAATAGTTTATTCTTATAGCGAATATTAATATTGTAACTAGTAGAGTTATATAAGGAAGAAAAAATAGACATATTTTTTTAAAATCACTCATTATTTAGATTTTTCTCTATAATTTTTTTGTTTCTCTTTCTGCTATATCTTTTCTTAGATATGAAGATAAAACTACCCGGAGCGGTAGGAATTCTGATTCCTAATTTCTTTAAAAAGGTCACGGGCTTATTCTTATTTGACTTCTTTTTTTTCATAATAGCAAATCCATAAAAATGTAATCTTATAATATATATACCACATTTCCTACCTAATAGTTTATCAAATTATGAAAATTTAATAATAATTAACAAATGGCTAATTTATTAACTAATATTAACAATTTTATCAATAAAGACTTATTAGGGATCGATAATAAACCCACTAGTTTGGGTGGTTCTGCGGGTCTTCCGTGGTCTGTCGATCCTAAAATCAATAAAAATGAAATATTTTGGCCACCTATAGATATTAAATCTGATAGATGGGATAAACTCTACCCTTATAGATTGTTGGTAGTAGATGTTACGGGTGGCGGCAGAAAAATATTAACCGGGAAGGCTAGTTCTAAGGGTAATGTTGCCAATAGTAAAACAGCGCAAAGCGGTATAGAATATATAATTACTCAATATAATGAAGCTGGTAAATGGGAAATGGTTTTACCCATCACCCCTCAACAATTACAGATACAAGATCGATTTGCTATCAACTTATCAGCTACTATGAGAGGCGTAGTTGAAGAACACAACGGTGTTAAATTTAAAATGATAAATATGTCTGGTACTACCGGTATATGGCCTAAAAAACCTACTATAGCTGGTTCAATTAACAATCCGACTACGTTAGCGGGTAAGATAGGTAGGAATATAGGTAGCGTTTTTGGTGGTACACTACAGGCCGCAACTAGTTTTATTGGAAATGTTAATAATGTATTAAACGTTGCTCAAGGGAAACATGCCAATTCACCCCCTAAAGCAGACGAGCCGGGCAAAACCAACGCAGGAGAGTTTTCTACCGGATATTGGCAGGCCATGTTTTTAGGACAATTTCTTGAAAGATATGCAGAATTAAAAAAAGACCCTAATAATAATAATTTAAGATTGGTATTCGATATACCTAAACAAAATCAATCATTTGTGGTTTCTCCGATTTCCTTTTCTATGAACCAAAGCCAACAAAAACCAAATGAAATGCTGTTTAGTGCACAGTTAAAGGCATGGCATAGAATCGATCTAAAGGCAACGCCTAACGCGGCAACTAATAATCTGCCTACTATAACTACCGACCTTTATCAGGATATTGTTAGAACTTTAGGGGCTACTAGAAGTACTCTATCTTCAGCCAATAATCTGCTTAAGGCCGTTAGGGGTGATTTTCAACATAATATTTGGAACATTATAAGGCAGACCACTTTGGCAATTAAAGATGGAGCCGACATAAGCCGTACCGCTTCGGATTTACCAAAACAGCTTGTTGCAGATTATAAATCAACAATAGAAAATTCACTTTTTAATAAAAATTATTTTAATACGCAAATTAAAACAACTCCCTATACAGCTTCTACTTCTGGAATAAATTCGTCTGGAGTAGGTGACTCCCAATCAACCGCTAAGGGAGGGGCGAGGGCTCAAGATGGAGGTGCCATAAATGATTTAATTTCAAATAGACGATTAAATGAAGGATTATCTAGAAATCAAATAGAAAATGGAGCATTAGGGGATGCTGCAATTCAAAAGCTTCAAACAAACCCGATAGATAATATATTTGATAATCCCAATGAGCATTTTGATTTATTTGATAATATTTCATTAGATTCGCTTACCTTAACTCCTAAACAAAAAGATCTATTTGAAGAAGAATTGGCTAAGGTAAGGATTTTAACCATAAACGATTTTAGAGAGTATAGACAAGAACTCTTAAAATTAGTAGATGATATTGCCAACAATTATGGAGCTAGCGATTCTACTTATGCCCAAATTTATAATCTTCAAACCCCTAAGATAAGATCTGTTCCATTAAGCGTTCAGGAGAACGAGGTGATGGAATCATTATTTAATGCAATTCAGGCTTATGATGCGCTTATTGCCACTAAACAATATGATGATTTGAATATAGAAAATCCGTTAGAATATGTAGGCGGATTAGCAGATGAGGCAGGTATTGATTTTGAAACTTTCCCGTCTAAACAATTGCAGCCAGTACCGTTTGGTTTAACTATAGAAGAAATTGCAGCTAGATATTTAGAAGATTCTAATAAATGGATAGAAATCGTTACGTTAAATAATTTAAGATCACCGTATATTGATGAGGATGGTTTTGAATTGTCTCTATTATCTAACGCTCAAGGGCGACAATTCAATATAGACAACTCAAATAATCAGTTTTTTGTAGGTCAAAAGATAATATTACAATCTTTAATCGTGCCACCTTTTAGTAGGAAAATTACAGATATCGAAAAAATAGGAGATAATAATTATTTAATTACGGTAGACGGATTGGCTAATTTAGATATATTAACACTATCAGATCAGGCTAAAGTTAAAGGATTTTTACCAGGAACCGTAAATAGCCAAAATCAAATTTATATACCGGTCAATTTACCAGCTCAATTAGATGATAGAACGTTTGAAATACCGAATCTAAACAATCCTAATTTAACTAAAATATCTAAAGTAGATTTTTTATTAACTGATAATTTTGATGTAGCTATTAATTCGGTTGGTGATTTTCGTTTAGCTAATGGACTAACTAATTTAGTTCAAGCATTAAAAATGAAGATAAGAACAAAAAAAGGAACACTTTTAAGACATTTAGATTTTGGATTGGGTATAAATTATGGTATATCTGTTGCAGATGTTGAAAATGGTATTATAATTGACGAAATGAATCAAATGATTAAATCAGACGATAGATTTGATTTTATAGAAAAGATAGATATTACATTAAAAGCCCCCACCCTAACTGTAGATATGGTCATAAGTCTAGCAAACGATACTGGAGTAGTTCCAATTACTTTTTCGACTAGGTTATAAATAATGGCAGGACAACCAACACCCAAAAGCTATCAGCAACTCTTAGGCGATATTTTAGCAACATATCTGTCTAAAATAGGCGTAAACGATCTTAATGCGGGCTCTGTTTCAATTTCTTTTTTTGAAACCGTAGCTCAGGCCATTTATCGTGCGTCTGGAGATATTTTTTCCATTTTAAGAGACGCTTCTGTAGACAGGGCAACAGGAGAGGCGCTCCTTAGAATTGCTGAGGAAGAAAACGTTCGTATTGATACTGCTCAACCAGCGACCGGTAATGTAACGATAACAGATTCTAGTTTTAATAAAATTTCCACAAAAATATATTCCGGTAATCCTCCCCCCAATATAGGCTCAACATCTATTGACGTTTCGGACGCTTCTAATTTTAGCAGTAGTGGTCAGCTTTATATAGGGCGCGGTACTTCAAATATCGAAGGGCCGATTTCTTATTCATCAATTACTAATATTGGTAGTTATTATAGAATTAATTTGGACACGCCCACCACTAAATACCATAACAATTCTGAAACCGTAATTTTAGCCCAAGGCGGAGTAAGAAATATTGCATCAGGAACGGTTGTAAAAACAGTTTCTGCGGGTTCGGGATTAGATATTTCTTTTTCTATAATTCAGGCCGCTACTATTTTAGATGGCGAAACGACTATAATCGGAGTTAATGTTGTTGCACTAGAATCGGGTAGCGACGGCAATATACCAACCAATTCTATTAAAGAGTTTATTTCTCCTCCATTTGGTGGTGCCACGGTTACAAATAGTGAACCATTTACAACTGGCAGAAACGATTCTACAGATGAAGAAATAAGAAACAAAATCAAAAAGGCAAGAATATCTAAAGGATTGGGTACAGCCTTAGCAATAAAAAATGGAGTAATTGGAATACAGGCCCCTGATGAAAACGCAATTGTTACATCGGACGAAATTTTATCAGATAGTACACAAACCACTTTGTTTATCGATAATGGACAGGCATTAGAAGAAAAATCTAAAGGAGTTGGATTAGAATATATTATAGATTCTGCATTGGGCGGAGAACAATTTTTTCAATTGGCAACGGGGGGATCGCAAACCTCTATAGCAAAAGCCGCACTAATATCTAATAATACTTCACCTTTTGCTATTAATCCAAACGATAAATTATCCATTTTAGTAGGGGGGATATTAAGCGAACATACTTTTCAGGAGGGTGACTTTAGATCTAATGGCTTTGTTACGGCTTTTGAGGTATCGGCTTCTATTAATGCCAATTCCGATTTATTATTCTATGCTAGAACAATTGAAAATGGAACTAAAATAAATCTTCAGTCTAAATCTGAAACAAACGAATTTATACAAAAAATAACACCTACCGTTGGAGTGGATGCAGGGTTGGCATTAGGTATAGCCAGTACAGAATCTCAAACACTCAGGATTTATAAAAATAATACACCTCTAAATAGAAACGGAAGATCGGCGATCATAGAGTCTGACCCTCAAAGCGCTTGGTCAAATAGTATTGCTAGTGGGGATACGTTAAAGATATCCGTAGACAGTACCGACCCTATTACCTATACTATAACCGATAATGATTTTTTAATAGAGGGTACGTATGCTACTGTTTCTAATACTAATTCGTTGCAGTCGTGGGTTAATGTTTTAAACAATAAAATAACCGGAATAACAGCCTCGATTAATGGAACACAAATTGCCTTATTGTCTAATTTAGGAGCCAATAGTAGATCTAAATTAGAAATCGATAACACTTCTACCTTGGTTACCAAGGGTATGTTTAATTCTATTCTTGGTCTGACTTCAAGCGGCAAAGAAGCTGATTTTACATTATCCAGAAATACCGCACAGTTAAAATTATCTAAGGCCCTAAATACCGGAGACAGTCTAGCCGCTGGGAGTGACTTTACCGAAGCAAAAATACAAAGTAGTCCTATATTGGGCGGAAATGTCACGCTATCGTCTGATGCAGATTTGTGGTTCATTATAGATAATGTAGAAGCCGCTATTATTACACATGGCGTTAGTACTGATAGCCTAGTAACTGTAACCAAAGAAGCTTCGGATGTTATCAGGTTTAGATCGAATGTTAATAATGCTTTTGGCAACGTCCAGGCCGGAGATTATGTTATTATATGGTCCGAAGAACTAAATCTAAACAATAAAATCGAAGGCAGGGTCCATGGTGTCGGTACTTCTTCTTTACCTAACGATTATATTGAGGTTAAAACAACAAATACAGAATGGAATGCTGCTGTTGCTGAAGGACCGATTACATTTTCTGAGGGTCTTACCTTTGTAAGATCCGATATACCTCCTCAAAAAATATCTATAGCCGCCGGTACATATAATATAAATATAATAGCTTCTAATATTCAGGATATTTTATTAGGCGCAAATGTTTCGACCGTAGACGATGAAGTAATTATAATTTCTAGCAAAAACAAAAATCTATCTGATGGCAGTGTATTGCTGGTAACCCAAAACGCCCCATCTAAAAATTTAAATTTTACACCCGGCGATATGGGTAACTCTAATTTTTCACATTACGCCTTTATAAGAAATATTTATGCTTCAACGGCCTTTCCTGCTTTTATATTTGGTTCAATGGCAGACGAAAGAAGTGCTGATATTCCTACTGCGTATATACCAGATTTTCAATCTGCTATTAATTTAGTGTCATTAGGCATAGATCCGAATCTAATTGTTGCTATGCAAAATCCCTATTTAAGTAATGGTATGTATATAAATGATATGCAGTCTTATGATGAAACTGTACAAATAGATTCAATAGATAGTGGCGGAACAATTGTTAACATTGATCAATCCCAAACCATTAGAAGAATTAGAGTTGGAGATAGATTTTATTTATTGAATCCGCTTAATTTTGCATATAATGATTCTATTACTGCGGTATTAGATAATAACGCGTCCGATAAAACCTTTCCGATTAATCTATACAGAAGAGCTATCACCAATACAACCATGCCGGTGAGTTCTAATCAGTTTAGAGCATACGATATAGACGCCGGTAGTACAATAGAGTTTAGCGACTTTTTTGGATCTTCATATAGTTTTAAAAACTACAAAGCCCTAATGCAGGCTAAAAATATAATAGATCCTAATTCTGCTATAGACGAAGATGCTATATTATTCAGATCTGCAATTTGGGGTAGGGGAGGAGAAAGATATAAAATCGGATATACATATCCAGCCGCTGCCAATCAGAGTATTTCTAGTTCTATATTGGTTAAAGATACAGTAGACATAAATGTTTCTCTAAAATCAGGCGCTTCTATTCCTAACAATATTGACGGTACTACCCAATGGGATGTAACTGTCGCTAATAATACACCTTCTGTCGGTATAGAAGAAGCCTCCTATACTTGGAATTCTACAGGTACAGATCCGGCTATGGGTACTTTAATGGTAGGAAATTATGTTACCATTAATTCTAATGGGGCGTTTAATAGTGCCAACTTAGGTACGTTTAGGATTGTATCGGCTACTTCTACTTCCTTTACTGTTAGAAAGCCTAACGGAACTTCTGTAGCGGAAACTGGAATATCCACTTTAACCACTGACACTATTCGTTTATATGAAAATTCTGATACAACCGCTCAAGAAATAACAACCTACGTTACCGATAATTTGTCAAATTGGATAACTGCAGAATTATTAAACGATAACGGATCTACTGGTAGTGGAGTAATATCGCTCAGTACATATGAAGATAATAGCTTCGTTAGCGATAGTGATTATATCCATCTTTTGGACGGCATCAATTGGATTTCAACTTCCGTATTGGCCGCTAGCGCACCTAATTACCAATTTCAATTTAAAAATAATCTAGATCTTTTTAGCTTTGACACCAACACTCCTAATGCATATAGCATTAATAATGGAGAAGAAATTAGATTTATTCCGACTACCATATCGCAAGTAGTGGATTTTATTAATACGCTAGCTGTTAGTGGTTTTAATACATTAGGTATTATTAATACCGCTCTAAGAGAACAAAGGCTGCAATTATCTACTCAAATTTTAGGGTCAACTGGCGCTATTAAAATTTCAGGAGGAAGTGCGAATATTTCTGCTGCAAATATAGTTGGGGTAGCTAATTTAATAAAGGATTCAGATTTCATTAAGGTAAATGTCGATAAATCTGTATCCGCCGGAATACCTACCGAATCTTGGATAAAATTAGAAGCCACCAATACACAGAAAAAGGTTACAGGGTTTAGCTTTACTACTCAAGCCACTATTACCCCTAACGATCCTACGTCCAATCATTCTAGTATATTATTGGCAAATAGAGAAATTACGGATAGATATTTTGGGCAACCAAGAAATAATTTTAGAAGTCGTTCTAGAGCTTTTCATGTAGAAAAACATGGAAAATTAGTTAATATTTCTTGGGATGGTATTACAGGTGCTGATCCTGTTTTTACCAAAAATGTAGAAATAAATGATTTGGCTGCTGGAAATATCTCTATTTCGTTTAATTCTTCTACAGAATCAACCGAATATAGTGTTACGTCAGGAAGTATAAATTTTTCAGAAGTAAGCATTGGTGATGCGGTCGTTATACAGAATTTTGTCAATACTGAAAATAACGGCACGTTTAACGTCAATGGTATTTCAGATGACGGTTTAACGTTAAGTGTAGATAATTTAAATGGAGTGGATGCTGCTTCTGCCGCTATTAGTACTGGAGATATTGTCATTACAACTGGAATAGAGGAAGGCGATAGTGTAAATATTACTAGCCCCTTTGATATTCTGAATCAAGGACGATTTAGAGTGATTAGAAGATTTAACAACAGTATTTATATCGACAATCCCCTAGCAACAGAAGAAAGAGTGGTCGTATCCGATAATTTACGTTCGTTAGGTTTTTCCTCTACTACTCAATTTGACGTTACAGTAAACGGCGATATGAAAATTGAATGGAATACTAATGGAACCGCACCCACGTTAATAAATGCTAAAATGGGCGATGAATTAACTATCGGAACGGCATTTAATGTTGCCAATCGCGGTATCTTTATGGTAACAGAATCTGGTAACAATTATTTAAAGGTTGCTAATGCTAAGGCTGTTGCTGAATCTGCTATTGTTGTAACCGGAACGGGCGGTGATGTATTAGAATGTCAAATTCCGGCAATGACCTTTGGTCCATATGAGAATACAATTGTAGGCGATGAATTAATTATTACTGGTGATGTACTGAGTAGTTCCAACCAAGGAACCCATGCGATATCAGAGGTTTTGTCTAAAAAGCAAATAGTCGTAAGCGATATATTAACAGCACAAAGTTCGGTTCAATTTAGCAATCTATTTGCTCAAGTATTCATTCAAGAAGGGTCTCCGTATGTAGGGTACAAGAAGGTATACAATAAAGCAGTAAATCCTGCCAATTCCCAAAGAGAATTACTGGTTTTTGATTCTAAAAATCAATATGAGAAAATAATAGAATCCGCTAATATTTCTGCTACCGTACAGGGAAAATTAGGGTTTACAGAAGATACCATAATTGGATTTGATGCTTATAAGTATAATACAGGATTAATACGGCAAGCAAACAAAACTATATATGGAGACCCTAGAGATCCTGCTAGTTTCCCTGGAATTGCAGCTGCCGGTGCTGAAATATTTATTAATCCTCCGTTAATCAGAAAAATTCAAGTATCGGTCAGTATTAGGGTTAAAACGGGAGTACCGTTTACATATGTATCAGAACAGGTTAAAAACAACATTGCTGCGCTGATTAATTCTAGTCCTATTGGACAACCTATTGCAATTTCTGATATAGTTTCTACTGTTAATTCGGTTTCTGGAGTAACTGCCGTTTCAATTAGCTTTCCACAATTTGATACTACTCATGATGTTATTGTTTTGAATCCATCAGAAAAACCATTTATTTTAGATACAGTAAATGATATTACAGTTAGCAAGGTTTAAAATATGACAGATAAAACAACCAAAGAAAAACAAAGGCTAAGAAGTTATTTAAATCCTTCTATTGACGGCCCAAATACAGACGCAATTTTAGAAGCTATTGCGCATGGTACAGAACATCTTGTTAGTAATGTAGAAGCTATTAATAATTCGCTTTATATAGTTACTTCTCAAGGTAGTTATTTGGATCAGAGAATGTCAGACAGAAACATTACTCGTCCAGATAATGTAGGCTTGTCCGATGATCTTTTTATAGAAATCGGTATTCAAATTTCCAATCGAAAACAAGTTAGGGATTTGATATTAAATATTTTGAGAATTATGTATGGTGAAGAGTTTACTAGGGCTACCATAAATTCTAGCCAATTAGAGCCATACGCCTTGAAGGATGGCGATCGTTTAATAATTCAGTACGATGATAAATCTGAAAATGTAGAAGTAAATTTCGATAGTTCTCAATTTTCCAATATTGCATCGGCAACAGCACAAGAAGTAGCCGATGCTATTACGAAAAAAATTAGACGCTTGGGGAAAAACGGATCTGCTCTAGCAAAAGATAATGGATCGGGAGGCTATATAGAATTAATTTCTGAAACAGACGGTCCTGCTTCCAGTATTAGGGTAATGGGCGGTAGGGCACAAAACGTATTAAAATTTCCAGAAGTTAGACCTACATCGGCAGCAATATCAACCCAATGGACCTTAGAATTGATTGCTGGCGGTATAATAAGAGCTACGTGGAGTGGGGGGGCAGACCCCTCTATAGGTAAAATTAGAAAAAACGACTATGTAAATATTTTTGGTACTTCTTTTAATTCTGATAATAGAGGAACCTTTACTATTACTCGTGTTCATGGTGGATTAATTAATGACGCTTATGTCGAGTTTGAAAATCCTAATGGTATATCTGAAACAGTAGTACAGGGAACTAACGATGCTATTTTATTTTATAATCCTGTTAGAAAAACCATCAATAGTAAGGTAAATTTTGCTACAGCTTATCAGGTTGAATCCAGAATTTTAGAAATATTCCTTCCTGCTACAACTAAGGTTGTAAGAAGAGATAGAAAAGGATCTGCACATATTCACGATACAGGTGCTTCGGGAACCGGGAATGAAGGTCCGTATATATATGATACCTCAAAGCCTTATATAATTGGACAAGAATCCGCACTAACTACGTCCGAAATCAATTCGAGTACTTCTAGAATCATAAACGTAGATAATTCTTCTGAATTTCCAGATTCGTCGGGTTTTTTAGTTTTTGGATTCGGGACTCAATTAGAAGAAGGCCCAATACCTTATATTGCTAGACCTTCTTCTAGTTCATTGATTGTTGATCCTTCTTACATATTTAAAAACGTGCATTCTTCGGGGACAGATGTAGCATTAATATCTCAAAATTATGCAATTGATCCAGCATCAGACGGCTCTGATTATCAACTCTATATAACAGATGTTGTATCGGGTAGGCTGTATGCAGAAGATACTATAAATTTAGTCGCGGCAACAGGAATTAATATTATTATAAATATTCTATATCCGAACCCTGTAGGGTTAGAAAATTGGCAGGCAACTAGTGATATTAAGAAGTCTAAATGGCAACAGGTTTTTGGACCCGATCCATCATAGGAAATAAAAATGGCTAGATCTTCTACAGTTTTAAAGGGTCCAGAAATTAAAGTGTACATATCCGGTAAGCTATATGCGGAAGTACAGTCTTTAAATTATACAATCGATTATGGGGAACAAGAAATATACGGCATTGATTCACAGTACCCACAGGAGATAGCCCCAACTAGATTGTCAGTTCAGGGGACTATCAGCGGAGTTAGAGTAAAATTATCTGGTGGATTACAGTCCTATCAGGCCAGAACTAGGATTAACCAAATTTTATACGCCCCCTATAGTTCGTTAAGAATAAAAGATAGGGCTTCGGATGCAGATTTGCTATGGTTACCGCAAATGAAGGTCATTAACGAATCAATATCCGTTGAGGCTAAGGGGGTGGCAAGATTAAGTTTTACATTTAAGGGGATAATCCCCTACAATGAAATTGATTTATCTTTGTAACGGAGTATATTTATAATAACAATCTTTTATAGTATCCCTGCAAAATCTAAAGGATAATAATGGCAATAAAAAGATCAGAAAATTGGCTTAATCAGCAAAGAGTAGACGTTCCACATATACGTTCTATAGAATCTGCTGTAAGAAATGATTTTGATGATTTATCTAAATCTCTATTAATAGGAGAAAATTCTTCTTATATTATTAGAGGTTTTAAAATAAACATGACTGGGGCTATTAATTCTTCTGCTAATAGTTTGCAGATGATCGTAGCCAACAGTGCAATTTTACACGGTACCTCTAATGAATCGGGTACTTTCTTTGAAATTCCCTCTTCTGAACCCAATCAAACTCTAAATTCTAACGTAAATACTAATGTTTCTGGATCGTTTACTCCAAGTGCAATAAATTATGTTGGATTTGAATTTCAGAGATCGATTGATAATAGTACCGCCTCTCAGGTATTTTTTTGGAACCCTGCAAGTAAGATAGAGTTTAGTAAGAATATACCATTATCAGAAACCCTTAATTATCAATTGGTTATTACTTCTTCTGTTTGGAGTTCTAACGTTGTTCCGATTGCTATTATAGAGACGGACGCTTCTAATAATGTTATAAGCGTAGAAGACCGGCGTTCAATGTTATTTAGATTAGGGACTGCCGGATCAGCCACCCCTAATCCTTTTTATGTTTACCCCTGGAATCATGATGCAGAAGGCAGAGTAGAAAACTTTTGGAAGTCTACTTCTTCTTCTAGCTCTCCATTTAATGGTGGTGATAAACAGCTATTACAATTTAAAGAATGGGCAGACGCCATGATGTCTCGTTTTGTCGAGATTATAGGCGGTCCGTATTGGTATTCGCTTAATAGCGCCGGTTCTTTGTTAAAGATAAAGGGCGATTTAGATAGATTACAAATGACAGGGAATGGAGAATTTATTCACTCTTCTGTCACTCCAGGACTAATTAACTGGACTTCTGATATTTATTTAAATTTTATAGGTTCTAGATTATCTTATAGAATCGATTCTAACGATGTTCCAGGAACAGATCTTACTTTAGTAGATAATGAAGTAGCCTACATAAATATTGTACGTGGAGTAGATATAACTCCTAATCTTATTTTTACGAATGGTTCTACGGGTGTTACTTCTGTGGGGAGCGTTCCCTGGACAACCGATTTAATAGCTGGTGATTTTATTAAAGTGGCATCTGAAAATGACACTAAATACTATCAAATTGATACAGTAGAGCCAACTATGCATTATAGCGTTACACTAACCGAAGTATATGCGGATACTTCTACGGGTTCTGGTGGTGTACAGGCTAAATATGCTTACGGATCATATCAAGTAGTGGCCTCCCCTTCAACGGATAGGCACGTACATATTGCTGATAGAAAAGATGTACCGTTTACAGAAGATATTTATTGGTTACTTTTAAGGGCTGATAATGGAGGTGCCACTCCTAGAATTTATATTAGAGGGTCTTCTGGCGGAGAATTAGAACAAGGCGAAAAACGAGAAGTTTCTGATAATACTTCTTTCGGGCTTCTCAACTACGCGGGATCTACTGGAGAAACCGATTCTCAGCCTAATTATCTCGCAACTGACGTAGATTCTCAACCGAATATTGCCGTTACCGATAGCACCGATAATCTTACAAAGGCAATAAAAGAACTTGATAAAACCGTCCAAAGCCATAATGCTAAATTAATTGGTGGAGGTACGTGGTCTTGGGATCTAGGCAACAACTCCCTTTCTTTTTCCGCTGATGCGTATATATCGGTTCCAGGTCTTACAAATAGTCGAAACACAATTCCGTTTTCTATCGAAAGCCCGATTGTCCTCAGCGCTGATGGACAAATAGCTTATGTCGACATTAACCGTACATCCGGAGCCGCAGCAAACCTTGTCGTTTCAACCGGTGATATTGCGGCGGTTTCTCTCACCAAAAATCGCACAGTCATTGCCCGTCGTGTTGGTAATGACGTTCTTGTAGGAAACGGTACCTTTTTACTTAAGGGTAATAGCCAATATATCGAGCGTTTAGAACTTGAGGGTGCATTAGCAGAAATTAACCGATATTTTGGTCAATTTCGCTTAACACAACACGAATCAAACGCCAATCAGGTCAGATCTACAGGGTCTGATGTTTCACTCCTAGATGGTCGAATTCTTAGCCAGCAATTGAATAGTCTAGTTGTTGATTTTTCCGGAGCGGTGATCGATTTTACAACCGGTACGATTACAAAAGAAGACGGTTCAACAGCGCTTGGAATTAATTTTACGCCTTTTTCTGTTCCGTCTAATGAATATTTTTGGTATGGGGTAGCGCTAATTCCCTCTACGGTTGGGGTTGACAACAAAATTAGCGCTCAGTTATTAATTTCTTCCGCCTCTTCTTCTAGTGCCGTTAAAGCTAATGCAATATTACCTGCATTAGCGGGTAATAGAAAATTAGGTGCCGTTCAGGTTTTTAATAATGGCGGAACAATTGAAGTATCTGATATTAGAGTTTTCGGACAAGGCGGAGGAGGAAGCGCTACAAGTGGTTTAGATGAAAATTATATCGATTTACGAGATTCGTTCGATAATTCCTCATATAATTATTTAACATCTGATATATTTTCTATCGATTCTGAAGATTTTACCGATTCTGGAAACACAACTGCTACTTTTAAATTAGTTGATGGTGTTTATGGTTTCACTGTTGGACAGACATTTCAATCTATAGACCTTATAGATTCTTCCTTTTTAGATTTGGAGAAAGATCCAAAATCTGTACAGCTTACTGTATTTTCAGATTCTCAGGCAACAAACGGAGACGCTACCTTTGAAGTTAGTAGGGATTCAGCAACAACCTAGCAAGCGATTAATCTAACCAGGAACGACAGCACAACCGAATTTAGCGGTGTGTTGGAGTTTGCAGAAGAAACCCCCTCCGATACTAGTACTATACCCAGTAATAATTCTAGCTTAGAATTAAATACTACAATACAGAAATCTTTAGCTCAACCCTTTACTTTATCTAATCCAACTGTTTTAACAAAATTACAATTTGATCTTGTAAAGACCGGCTCTCCGACTGGATTTTTGACAGTTAAAGTAGCGGCAGACAATGCAGGAGATCCGGGGAGCACCCTATTTGAGACACAACTAAATATTCAGGATCTTAGTGCAGGAACCATTGCCGTAGATTTATATAAAAAGGTTCTTAAGTCTGGAAGTTACTGGTTTGTTTTTGAAACCGATAGTGATTATAAATCAGTATTTGCAGCCTCTACCACATCTATTTCGATAGAATCAGATTCTGGAGCGGCATCTAATTTTGCAGAAGCCTTCGATTCTGGCTGGACCCCAACGACACACTCTATTGGCTATCAGATATCCTACAAAGAACTCAGCCTACTTGTAAGAATTACAGCAACGAATACCTTTAATTTAAATGGTTTAGGTTTGATGTACGATGAGGATCTAAGCTTTACAGATTTTAAAGTATTAAGCTCTATTATCGTTGGCAATACTAGTGATGTTGCGATGGGAATTGCCACCCATACATCTATACAGGATGCTTTAAATAGTACCGGTAATGTAAAAGAGGTTAGATTACTATCTAGAACTTTTGCAGAAAATATAATAATTTCTTCTGGAATAAAGCTTATTGGAGAGGGCTCTGGCTCTCAAGTATCAGGAACCGTTACTGTAAACGGTGATGAAAATTATCTTAAAGATTTAAAAGTTTTAGGCGATTTAACTATTAATGGAAATTATAGTAAGTTTGATATGTGGATTGATGATTCTAATATTTTAGATTCTGGTGAGTCAAATAGCGTAAATATAATTTGGGGAGTGTAGTGAGAGTAAGAATAGAAAGCGGAATTATACAAAGTATAGAAACCGAAGATAGATCTAATTTGTTTTTAACTAAGCAAATTAAATATGTTGCAGAAAAAAATAAAAATATTCCAATAAGTGACAGTACAACCACACCAAGCGGTACTTATCCAGGAGCAGATGCTTTTATTGGAGGGGTGCTTTTACCTGACGGTAGAGTGTTTTGCGTACCATATAATTCAACCAGTGCTAGAATTTATGACCCGGTAACTGATACCCTAACTATACCAAGCGGTACTTATCCTGGAGGGGCTGCTTTTCAAGGAGGCGTGCTTTTGCCTGACGGCAGGGTATTTTGCGTACCTGGCGGTTCAACCAGCGCTAGAATTTACGACCCAGTAAGTGATACCCTAACTACACCAACCGGCACTTATCCTGGAAGCAATGCTTTTGTTGGAGGAGTGCTTTTACCTGACGGCAGGGTATTTTGCCTACCATTAAATTCAACCAGCGCTAGAATTTACGACCCAGTAAGTGATACCCTAACTACACCAACCGGCACTTATCCTGGAAGCACTGCTTTTAATGGAGGGGTGCTTTTACCTGACGGTAGGGTATTTTGCGTACCGCGTAATTCAACCGACGCTAGAATTTATGATCCAGTAAGTGATACCCTAACTACGCCAAGCGGTACTTATCCAGGAGCAAGTGCTTTTATTGGAGGGGTGCTTTTACCTGATGGTAGAGTGTTTTGCGTACCGTTTAGTTCAACCAGTGCTAGAATTTATGATCCAGTAAGTGATACCCTAACTATACCAAGCGGTACTTATCCTGGAACGGATGCTTTTGCTGGAGGGGTGCTTTTGCCTGACGGCAGGGTATTTTGCGTACCTAGCGGTTCAACCAGCGCTAGAATTTATGATCCGGTAACTGATACTCTAGCTATACCAAGCGGCACTTATCCTGGAGCAGGTGCTTTTCAAGGAGGAGTACTTTTACCTGACGGTAGGGTATTTTGCGTACCTAGCGGTTCAACCTCAAGTAGAATACTTTCAGGTAACTTTAGTAAATTTAACAACGAAAATCAATTCCCAAGACAAGTATTACTTTCTGGGTTTTTAAATAAACTTTAAAAGGAAAACAAGATGGCCAATGTAAAAAATGCAAATAATATGATTGAAATCATCGATGAAAACGGAAAAGTTCAAATAAGAATTACTAAAAATCAAGAAAATCAAAGCTTAGTTAACGAAATTCTCAGTAACCAAGGGAATACGGTAACCGATTTTAATCAAGATGCGGGAATGCCACAAAGCATGAATGATTGGTCTGATAGCTTAATAGGATAAATTGTGGCTGATATTACAGATAAAATATTTAAGAATCTGCCGTCTTCTACAGGAGACCTAAAGGATATTGGAATAACTGATATTTTAAGAACTATCACCGCTAGGAATAGGGGCTTTTTATCTTATCCTACAGCAGATTTTACAACCACACCAAGTGGCACTTATCCTGGAGCGGCTGCTTTTGTTGGAGGAGTGCTTTTACCTGACGGTAGAGTGTTTTGCGTACCTAACGGTTC